CGCAGAGCTGTCATCCTCTCCCGAGGTGGGCGCAGCTTTGCCCTGGCTGTCTTGTCTGCCATCACTTCGTAGGCCGCGGCCCAATCAGATAGCGTCGAGTATTCGGCTACGGGTTCATCTTTGCCAGGCACAAATAGGTGGTGGCACGACTCAGGCTTTCCCTCGGGCTCCTGGGCGACCTCCTCTTCCATCTGAGCTGATGCCTGCTCCACCTCAACATGGTGGCGCTGGCCGTCGTCGCCCTCTGCGGCGGGCTCCGGCAGATCAGGTAGGGCAACCATAGGCTCCGGCTTTGGGAGGGCGTCTAGCGGGTTCCTGGTCGCCTTCGCGGGGGTGATGTCTCTCTCTGGTTGGCCTGGGAAATCTTGGGCCTCCTCGACGGTGATCAATCCCTTGAGTACATCTGGGAACGCATCGCGCAGCGCAAAACCCCGAGCTCTCATCTGCATCATTCGCTTTGGGTACGCCTGCCATGGGCCGGCCTTGCCCCAGAGCCCAGCTCGCTTTGCGTCCTCGACTGAGAACTTGACCGTGACCGGAGTGCGCCCCTTGCGCTTTGCCACGCAAATCGCCACCGGGTTTGGGCTGCCCTCGCCATCGAAGTATTCCTCGATGTCTTCGCAGACAGGGCTGGCTTGCACCAGCGCCATAGCTGCGTCGCCGTAGACTGATGGCTTGCCGTTTATGCACGCGATGTTCTGCAGTGCCTGGAGCGGGGCCAGGCCCAGCTCGCGCCCCCACTGAATTGCTACCAACACATCTTCTGGCTTTCCCTGGTACGCCTTTGGAACCATCTGTGACTTGGCCAACATATCGGAAAACCTCATGGCCTCATCGAGCGTTACGGGCGCAAAGCCCTGGTTAGTTTGTTGCAGCTGCATTTTTGTTTCCTTTCTTTTTTGGTGTCGAATCTAAACCCTTGATTTCCCCAAGCAAAGCCGCAAGATAAAAAAAGTAATCTTGAATAATCTCTTCTTGCGTTACTTTTGGAAGACCAAAGAAGCGAAGGTCTAAGCTAACGTAACCTTTCATGCCGCCCGATTTCCTATATCTCAGAGTTGCAAGCTTTGGCATTTTTGTCCTCCTTATGTTGATGTTTTGCGGTTTTATCGACACGTTGTTGGTTTGTGTCGATGGCGTGTACACAATTGTGTTGCTCATCAATTAAAAATTGATCCACGGTATCGAGCACGACCGTGACTAGCGCGTCCACTACGTCCATTGCGCGGTCTCGATTCATAAAGGCGCCCGGTGTTCGATTGGCAGCATCAAAACACAGCGCCTGCAGCTTAAGCGCCGCCTGCAACCGTGAGTTCATAAGCTTTTGGTCTTTTGGGCTCATTTATTTTTTACCTCCTTAATTGATACGGTGGACTGTCTGATGGTGTATGCATCCTTCGCCGGAACGGTCTTGGCTGGCTGCGCCTTGTAGTTTTTAATTGGCCACTTGATGACATACTGGCCAGCGACACCACCCTCGGCGTTTCCAAGCAGCGACTTGATTGCTTGCTCGCTTGCGGCAACGTCGTCTTCTAATTTTTTAATTTCATTTTTAGCTGACAATATCGAGGCCGCGAGGATAGCTGCGCGCTCATCGAGCTGCAGTGTCTCCTCCGTGACGGGGTATGGTCCGCGGCGCTCTGGCCAGCGCTCTCCGTCCACCGGTGGATAGTAGTCAATCTCGCCGGTCTCCTTCCACTTGTCTAGCTTGTCTTGGAACTCTCTGGATACCCTGGCAATGTAGTCGATAGTTTCCTGGTGCGGCTCAAATAAAAATATCCGCAGGGCCGTGCCACGGTAGAGCGTGGCCACGCATCCCCACTTCGCGTGGACAATGTCCATCTGCGCCTGCAGCTGGATAGGCCCGCGCCACAGTGGCGGGGTGTCTTCTACGTCCATCGAGGTTAACTTGGCCTCGAGCACTCCGACGCCATCTAGTCTGATGCTGTCAGCTCCGACGACATATATGCCGGATTCTGGATCGTGGTGGATCACCTGGCCGCCACCATCTCCGGTCCCATCGAGGGAGCAGCACAGCGGCAGCTCCGCGTGGTACCTGGCGCTGGGGTGATCGATTACCAGGTCAGACAGGCGCAGGCGCTCGGCGGCCTGGGACAAAATGAGGGGCTCCATGAGATTACCCCAGGCCATGGCCTCATTGCCAATGTCTTCGCGCTCGATAAACTGCATCGCGTTGATTGAGCACTCGAGCTCATCATTTGGGGTCCGGTACTTCGATAGTCCCATGACAGCTGTGAGACGAGATGCCGACAGCATTGTGTCGGGCGTGACTTTACTTACCATTTTTCTTTCCCTTCAATTTAATTAGTCGATAGCTAGCGTAGCGCTTGCCGTTGCTGTAAATCATGGTGGTGTGAATGTTGTGGCCAATATCGCGTAGCTCTGCGATCCTGGCCGCCAGGCGAAAGCACTGGCACCCGGCCAGCGCAGCGATTGGCGTAACGTGAACACCGCGTTGCAGCTCCTCAAGAATCCACTCATTCTGTCTCATGGGGTGAGCTCCTCAGACAAACATTGCGGTCAGGATCACAGCCGCCAGGCACACGGTTGCAATTACCTTGAGCCAGGTCGGGTCTTCGTCCTGGGCCGGCTCCACCGGCAGGTTGTCACGCCAGCTGCGGGCAAAGTTGGTACGCGGGTCAACGAAGTGGTCTTGCTTTACTTTTCTCATTGATTTTTCCTCTAGTTTAGTTATCGAATGGTGCGTGGTTCTGCAGCTGATCGACCATCTTGCCCAGCTCTCTCTTCTGCTGGGCGGTCAATCGGTTGCAGTGAATGCGGTCGGAGCGGTGGACCACCCAGCCAATGGCCAGGGTGAATCCCACAATGCCGACCAGAAACAGAACGCCATACATCAGGCGGCCCGTCTCATTAGGTTGGCCACCTGGCTAGGCGACCATGTGATATTGCCGCGTGGCGTACATACGCCGCGAGCTGACAGCGCAGCTGCAATGTCGCGCAGCGACTTGGACCCGGTCTTGGCTATGATCTCGCGGACCACTGGACCAACGCGGTTGGCAAACGCATCTGCGCTTGCCTGGACGGCCTCGACGCCTGCAGCTGATGCTTTGGCTGGGTTTGGGGACCCAAGCTTGACCCCGCGGGCCTTGGCCGCTGCCAGGGCCGCCTTGGTGCGGCGAGATATCTCCTCCCGTTCGTGCTGGGCGAAGATAGCGCGCATACCGAAATCAAGGGTGCCAGCGTGTGGCATATCTGCGGCCACAATGTTGATACCGGAGCCGCGCAGCGTAAACAGAAACCCGGCATCACGCGATAGGCGGTCAATCTTGGCAATCAGTAACGCGGCCTTGAGTTTCTTGGCCATCGCAATCGCGGCTGCGAGCTGCGGGCGATCATTGTCTTTGCCGGACTCGATCTCGGTGAACGAGTGAACAATTTGTGTAGCGTATGACGCTACAGCTGCTTGCTGGGCCTCGAGGCCGAGGCCAGAGGCGCCCTGCTTGTCGGTGCTGACGCGGTAGTAGGCAACGTATTTTTCCATGATTAAGCCCCTACCAAATGCTTAATCAGGATTGACTTTGCGTGCTCTGCGTCTTTGGCCGCGTAGTCAGGGCAAATGCTTTGCTCTGTGCCGTTGTCATAAACAGCAACCCACCATGCTGGGATTGTCGCTTTGATGCGAGCGTTATAGCGCTCTGGCTGTAAGTAGATTTCAACTAATTTCATTTTCAACTCCTGTATCTCGGTGGTTGGTGATTGCACTGTGCAATACAAAACGAATAGTGCCTAAGTTGTTTTGCAATGTCAAACCCCCTGTAAGCAGGTAATTTATAGGTGGTTTCCCTAATATTGGTTGCCCATGATCGCATTCGGTTATTATTCGGTGCATTCACAGTGCTACCAAAGGAACTAAATGGCAACCCAGAACCGCCCACTGATGGTTAGGCTGCGCCCTGACACGCGTCAGCTGCTCGAGAGGGCAGTTGAGGACCAGCGCCGCAGCCGCTCTAGCCTGGTCGAGCAGGCCCTGCGCGAGATGCTCGAGGCCAGGTACGCGGATGTCGCGTCTAGGCTAGATCAGATGTTGGGCGGTGTGCGATGAATGGCCGGGGCAGAAGAAACAAGGGAGCCACTGGCGAGCGCGAGCTGGCCGGGATACTCTCTGACCAGCTGGGGTTCGAGGTCAAGCGCAAGCTTGGCCAGGCCAGGGACGGTGGCCACGACATCGAGATAGGGCGGTTTTGCATCGAGGTCAAGCGCCAGGAGCGCCTGGCCATCGAGGATTGGTGCAAGCAGGTGGAGCTGTCGGTTACCACCAGCTCACAAATCGATTCTGAGGGCGCTGTAAGCTCGCCTGTGCCGGTGGTGATATTCAGGCGCTCTGGGCAGCCCTGGAGGGCGGTGGTGCCCTTGGATTGGTTCTGTAAGGCAGTGAGGGAGGACCTCGGTGGCTAACGAGCTATACAGGCACGTCACACTGAGGGAAGAGGCCGTGTTGGGCACCAGGTGGTGCTCGCACTGTATGCATCGACGACCAATTGAGGGTGGCATATGGAAGATGTTGAACGGGGGAAAGAACCGGCGGTGGCAGTGCCTGAGTTGCGCAACGAACCAGAAGTTGAGAGCTGCTCAGACTGCAAGAACGTAAGTTTTAGGGGATGGTTTCTGTGGTGTCGATTCTTTGATAAGCCAACGACCGGGAGGGTCAACGGATGTTCCGCATACCAACGAGAGTGACGAGCTACGCTGCCGGTCTTGCGGCTGTGTGCACCCTGATTCTCGGATGGTCAATCTGTCTTACGGTGGCGCTGTTGGGAATTATTCTGAAAAGTATTTCTTGCACGGCGAGGCTGCGTGTGTACTCAAGAAGTATCGCTCCAAGAGGACCCGCCTGGCTTACCTCGATGCTGTGGAAGAGAAAAGGGGGCGAGCCGCCCGAGTGGCGCTACGGGAAGAGATGGTGAAAATATGGGAACACAAACAAACACAGCGGAAGTGATCGAGTTCAAGCTACCAAAGCGCAGGCCCAAGATAGTTGAGAAGGACGCCCCACCGGATCAGCGCAGCCTGGCCGTGGTTCCGCTGAGAGCTATCCGAGACAGGGCCCTGACTGATGGTCAGCTGCGAGCTCTGGCCATTCTGTGCTCATATTGCAACCGAGCCGGGATAACCTGGGTAAGCCAGGGCAGGTTGGCCAAGGATATGCAGGTGAGCCAGCAATCGATATCAAAGCACCTGAAGGCTCTGTCAGCTGCTGGGTATATCGAGGTCACCGCCAAGGGATTCC